ACTTGTTGTAGTCGTCCTCGTTTCTATCTTTGTTTCCCTTTTTCTTTTTTTTTTCTTTATTCTTAGCTCGCGTACCTTATTATTAAGGTCTGCATTGAATAACTCTAATTCGGACTTCTCTAAGGACAATCTGCGCGCCTGCTCGGCATAGTCTCCTGCGGTTGTCCTGTACTGCCGCGCCTCGGTATTGATAGCCTCTATATTGCCGTCCAGGCGGGCCAGTTCTTTTTTCTGCTGCCGCACCTTCCGCACGGAGAAGAATAACAATATAGCCGCCAATGAGACGGCTAATATTAATGCTTGGTTTAATCTGCTCATAAGTGTAATACTTGTCTTTTAACGTTATTCTTATCATATGAGATATGCACCCACTTGTATCGCTTCTCGTCAATGAGTTGACAAAATGGTAGGTTCAGTTCCTGCGCCAGGTCAAACAACCGCTTGTTTTCTCCCGGGCTTCCCGCGGTTATGTCTGCGGCCTGTCCTTTCTGGTGCTGAGACGTTTTTACGCCCCCTACGGAAGCGTTCAGCCTCGGCGACCTATAACCGCTCGTTACTGTTATCGGCTTCCCGTACGCCTTCCGTAATGGGTCCAATACTTTATTTATCAACTCCGTCAGATTCGCTTCCGCTTCCTTCGTCGGTGCGTTGTCTATCTTCCTGGCTTCCGCCGTCGCCGACCTTGTCAGTTCCTTTATTGTGAAAAACTCCATTCTTTAAATTTTTAATGAATTCTACATACTTAGTATTAATCAGCACATCAAGCACGGTTATAAACTCGTTATCCGGCTGTATCAGTTTGAAATTACGGATAATGTTCTTCGCGTACACGAGTGCAAACAGCGTTGTTAATAACCGTAATGTATGCGTATAGTCCCCTCCCGGCTGTATCAGCCTCGCCGCCGCCGCTGTGAATGTTATCACTATTGCGGCTATCGCATACTCAAAAAATGCGTGGAAGGCTTTCCGGTGTGAGTAGTGTTTTCCCGCTCTTAAATCCGCCGCAAGGCCCACAACGAAATTAAGCGCTCCGAAAAGTACAATGAGTACAAAAAATGTCATAACGTCGTTGGTTACTGACATAATGAAGGCTATCGCCGACATTCGCGCTACGTCTAGTACTCCGTCCATTATTACCTTATTAAACATATTCTACTCTGTACCCGGTTACAATCACAAGCCCCCTTCAGTAGACCGTCTTTCTGCAACTTCGCCAAAAGAGGCTCTATAAATTGGTCCGCCTTCCCCCGTTCCGCCTCGAATCTTTTCGCCTTGTTAACGTCCGGAAGTACATAGCTACCCAGATAGTTCTGTATCTTAACGCCGCTCGCTGTGCTGTTCTGCTCGCTCGTCTGCACGTAGCGCGCGAAAGCATAATAGCATATAACGGTGTCAAGTCCCGTATACTCGTTATTATCCGGCTTGTATTCTGCCGGGGTAGCCTCGTATGTCATGCATAGTTGAGGCTTGACATCTAGTTGGTCGGCCTCATAAAAGGCCTTTTCAAGGTCGGCGTCTTTCACATCGGCCGCCAATGAAAACAATGTCCTTAATCTCGCAATAGGATAAGCCATACTTATATAGTTTTTTCGCCCGGGTCGGTAGCTGCTGTATCCACCGCGGCGCCTTCCAGGTTGTTATTAATATTAGTCATTGCAGTATCAACGTCAAAAATATACGCCAGGTCGCGCGATATCCGTTCCCTAACACGGGAAAGCGAACGCCTGTATACCTTTTGCATCTCCTTGACAACTTCACCGGACGCGTTCGCAAAATTGATTAGCGACGAATCAATTAACGGGATTGGAATGGTATAGCAAGCTATCGCGATATCTTTCCGTAATGGTTCGCTGTACTTCTCGTACAGGTCCGCATCAATAGGCGTGCCTACCTGCTCAACCCGTATAAATGGCTTGTCTGTTATCCCTACGGCGGTGTCTCTTACCGTCAGCACGGCCCCGGTACCCTCTACGCCCATCATATTTGTAATCGCTTCCCGGAAATCGTCTTGTTCGCGGTCTGATTCAAAATCTCCGTGTGTCACAATGCTGCACGCGTGGAACCCTCTGGATAATACGTTCTCAACGTACAGCGCATTCCCTCGTTCCGCTGCCATTTCCGGCTGTACCGCATGAAAAGGGCTGATAGGATAAGGTACACGGTTAGACAAGTTGCTGTAATACAGTTGTCCCGGGTGGTTCTCAATACCCCCGTATTCCTCGCATTCCGCCGCGAAATTATCCGGGTTGAATGTTGGGTATATTGTGCCCTTCTTGCTATTGGTGTCCTTGAGCGTGGAACGGTCCCAATTATCGAATACCAACCACTTGTCAACGCGGCTATTATCTTTATAATTTTTGTTGAGTACTGCCCGGACATAACCGAACGGAACCGGATACACCGCTTTCGGCTTGAAATCACCACCGTATTGTACAATCAGCGCGAAACCTCTGTACTTGGGGATATCCTCGCCTATAAATTCTAATATGTCGTTCATATCCTGCCCGTGGTCGTTTGTCATACGCGCAAACGCCTCAACGGCGAACCCTTCGCAAACAATATTCTCCATAGCTTTTGTCACACACGCCGTAGCGGTCTTACTAGCGTCGATAAGGTTAGCTATCCTTTGCGGGTATAAGTTATCCGCGTCATAGCTAACAACCCCCTCCGACTGTCTCGGAAGGAGGTTTATAGCTTTTCGGACCGCCAGATATATTCTTTTTCCGTCTATCATGTCCTTTAGATTAGTTATTCGAATTCTGAAATGTCGGCTGCTGCCGCTTCTGCTGCTGCCGCTTCTGCTGCTGCCTTCTTGGCGGCTCTGGTAGCTGCGGCCTTTTTCGCCGCCTCGCTACGTTTTGCGGCGGCTTCCGCTTCCGCGATTTCTTCCGGTGTCGGCTCGGTTACTTCCGGCTCGGTTACTTCCGGCTCGGTTACTTCCGGCTCGGTTACTTCCGGCTCGCTCGGTTCCGGTGCGAACGGGTCGTCCCCTAGTTCCGGAATAGTGATAGCCTCGGCTTCCAGGTCGATAAAGTAATCTTTATATTCCGGGTTCGCCTCCATTAGTTCAACGGCTTTAGCGTCGCTGCAATTAAATGCGCGATATACTTTCCCGTCCTCGTATGATGTAATCGACAAGTCCGGTTTCATCACGTAACGCGTGTGTTTTCCCGTCAAGTACTCATTCTCATACCATTGCGCGGCGAACTGTCTGTCAAAGCCGCATGAGGCCTCTAACTTTAGATTAGTCATGCGCACACACAGCGCTAAAATCTGCCCTATATCCTGTAATCTTTCCATTTGTAATTAAATTTTAATTTATTGTTACGCTTTTGGCGTCTTAAGTCCGTCATATGTGCCCTTTGTAATGGCTATCAACCTATCGCCCCCCGCCGCATCGGGCGTTTTCAAAGTAACGGATACAATTCCGTCCGTTGCTGAGTCGCCCGTGATTTCGGAGCATTCCAGACCGGACATAAGCCCGTACACAAAGTAATTACCCGAAGTTGTTAACACACACGCTACAAATGTCCCCAGTTGCAAGGCATTAAGTAGGTTCGAAAATTCACGCGCGCCAACAGTCCCCGAGTTATCAATCAGTTTAACAACTACGGAATGTTCCTGCGCGGTTGCCATAATTTCATTCGCTTTTGCGGCGATCGTGGCGGACACGGAGTTCCCTACGCTGGATACTACGTAGCCCTTAGTCCCTGTCTTCATCGTTATAGTCGCCAACCCTACAGCATCTACGGAATAATTACTTATATCGTCGTAATTGACTAATATAAGTTCTTCTATACCGCGAATTGAGGTAGGTCCGTCCGCTCTCGCGCAATCATACGTAATGTTCTGTTTTAACTTTTTAATACATGCCATAATTACCTCCTTTACGCTACGATAGCGCCTGCTCTTAACGTTGTATATGTCGTCGGGTCGAAGTGTGCGCGTTGCTCACCTATCACGTTTTCCGGCGTTGATAACGTTATTGTTGTAAACCCACCGTTTGCGTTGGCTTCTTCTGTGTAGGCGGACATATTAAGCCCGTACACCAGCCCGTACACACGGTATATATTCTTCTCCTTCATCTTAGCGACTGCCACGAACCGACCGTTTAAAATGCGGTTCACAATATCCGCGCTATCTGGGCCCTTTCCGTAAATTGTAAAGGTCACGGAATCGGCAAGGGCGGCGGGCGCATTGTCATTTACGCGCGCCTCGGAAGACGCGTTAACGCCCTTCTTATTAGACTCCACAAGGATAGCTTTGCCCCCGCTAAAGAGCGATAACCCGGCTTGTCCGGCGGTTATGCCCCTGGCCGCAATTTCGGAATAGTTGATTAACAACAATTCTTCAATGCCTGTGGCGCCCGCGTCGCAGTCCACTAAAATAGCTCTATTTAATTTTGATATACATCCCATAGTTATATAAGTTTAGCTTTAACTATTGTAGTCCAGGGATCCGCATCTATTATCATCCGTTTCTCCCCTTTCGCATCGTCCGGCGTCTTTAACGTGATAGAGGTAAAACCCCCGTTCGCGCTGCTGTCCGTCTGAATGTCGGAAATTTCCAACCCGCAAAGAGTGCCTAGCATATTCTGTTTAGCATTGAGGTCCTTATACGATACCGCCGCCATAAACCGCCCGTTCATAAGGGCGTCAATGATTTGCGTACTGGAAAAGGACTTGTTATACAGTGTAATGGTCAATGTTTGGTCTATTCCGTTAGACACGTCAGTAGCCTTCATTGACTCCACCACCTTAACGCCATTTTTAACCGCATCGACGGGAACTGTTTTAGCTCCCGTCTTTAAGGTTATGGCTGTTATGATATTCGTGGCTGTTACAGTCATAGCAGTAATGTCGGCGAAGTTGATAAGGTATAATTCCCTTAATCCAACCGCGCCCAATTCGCAATTATACTGTATTGCCTTGTCTAATGCTTTTATACAAGCCATAATTTGTTGATTTTTAATTGGTTAAACTGTTGCCGCTGTACACAGTTTCATGTACTGCGGAACGGCTAACATAGCATCAGCAGCAAATACAGTAGTACTGTAATACTTGCGGTCCTTCGCATCCTGAATAAATGGCGCAATAGTCAAGCTTGAGTCTTCCAACGCCAACTGAATGTTTGTTTTCGGTGTGAACGCAATGAATGATTGCACGGTTAACGCGTCACCCTTCGCGCTGTTGGATACGTGGCGCAACTCGTTGATTTTGTAACCTTCGAAGTAGTACGCGGGTTTTCCGTCCTCCATGTTAGCCTGTGCCAGGTTATTGTCTTTCGACTGCACAATATTTTTGTATGCGCGCATAACGTTGCTGGATACGAAAAATTCGGATTCGTTCAGCTGGTCCGGGCGTTGGCCGTCGATACACCATTTCAGACATTCCAATACGCTATCCTGGTCGGTGGGTGTCAATGCCTTGATTGTCTCGGTTGATGCCCGCATCTGCTTGATAATACCACCGTTTTTGAATACTGTGTATTCGCCTGCGGTATCGGAAGCTTTCAAACCGTCCAACCATACGAGACGCAGCATATCAGCCTCTAACACCTTCAAAATTTCGCTCTGTATGAATGCGGCCAGCTGTGTCTGGTCGAAACTGTCGGAAAGGTGCACACCCTTCGCAACCATTTTACCCCACAAGTCTTGCAGACATACCACGATAGGCAACTCTATCTGCGCATGGTCGTAATACTTGACTTTGTCCTGCACTGCGCTGTACTTGTACTCGCTGTCGCAACCTGCTGAACGTCTCACCGCCTTGTCGGTCGCTGTGAATGTAAGAATAGGTTTTCCTTTCTCAATGCCGGCAAGCACCGTTACGCCTGTGGAAAGTTCTCCTTCCAGACCAAGCGTCAAGGAGATAACCTCTGATAAACTGTCAATGTTCAGTTTGTTTAAATCACTAAATGTAAATGCCATAATTTTTTAGTTTTTTTAGTTGTTAATTAATTATTTAGCGCCATTTTTTGCGGTTCTCCAAGAATGCCTTTTGAACGGCGTCACGGCTTAATTTTGTTTCTCCCTTGTTTTCCTCGGTCTTAACCTCGGTCTTAGCGGGCTTCGGAGTTCCGGACTTGCGGCTTAACTGTGTTTTCAGTGCGGAAATTTCCGCCTTCAACGCGGTTACTTCTGCCTGTACTGCTGACAGTTCTTCCGGTGTCGGTGTTTTCTTCTCCTCTTCGTTCTCTTTGCCCTCGGGCTTTTCGATATCTTCCGCGAGTTCTTCCGGTTCTTCCGGTTCTTCTACTTCGATATCCTTAACCCCTGCGATTACGCCGCCCTCAACGACCAGGATAATATCCCCGTCCGGCGTGGTGATTTGGTAATCCCCGTCCGGCGCCGGGCTTCCGTCCGCCAAAGTAACAGCGTCGCCTACTTGCACCTCGTCACTGGCAGAAGAAACCGTAATCTCGGTCCCGTCTGATGTGGTAAATGTTTCCGTGGCTAACTTCGTTTTTGAAAGCGTAGACACCAAACCTTTGAATGAAAATTTGCTCATCGTTTTTGAATTTTTAAAGTTATTGCTAAAAAGTGAATTAGTCGCGGCGGGAAGTCCCACCAAATCGGCGCTAAAAAGTTCGGTTACCGCTGTAACTGTTGCCGTTTCCGTTTCATCATCGAACTTTTTAACGTCCATTTGATTGACGGATACCCCTAACAATTCCGGCTCCTTCTCAATCATGTTAACCATGAATGCGAATTCAGAGGGGTACGCGGTCTCCAAGGCTTCCGACATAACAAGGTCGGCATATACCGCCGTGTCATCGCTCGTGAAGTTCTTGAAATAGCCTATATACCCGTCCAACAAATCGGTACCGTTATGTGTCCGGCGCGCGTGAATCGGTCGTTCGTTTCCAAGCGCTACAAGGGAAGGGAAGCTTTCGGCGGAAATAACTAATTTATAGTCTTTCCCGTTCTCCTCGATAACGTTTTTCGTCTCGCCCGCTTCGATTATTCTTAATTTTTCGAATGTTTTCATATAATTATATTAATTACGTGACAAAGTTATGATATTAAACTACATTTAAGGGGTTTTTTGCCTATCAATTAAATACCCGCTGCCACCTGCACACTCTGTGTGCGCTCGGTTTCCTCATTTATGTCCGTTACTGCGACCTGTGGCGCCGGAACGTGTGCGACTGAATCGTACATTATAGCGGCTAACTTGTACAGGCTGTCGTCAGACAGGGCGAAATTAGACGGCATTTTTACGGTACCGTTGGAACCTACCGATATCTTACCGCCATTTGCGTAACGGTACACACCGGAATTGCCGAATGAACGCCCGCCGTACTCCATATTAAGCGCTGATAGCGCGTTTATCGCTCCGGAAGCCTTCCGGTTAAGTATGTACATGTTCTCGCCTCCTTCGGCCTCAAACCGTTGTCCATTGGAGCCTACGAACGTTACACCCCCGGCGGAATGGCTGGGGCCGTGAATCTGCCCGCCCTTCGCGTACTTCGCGGCCGGTTTGCGTACCTTAGTATCCGGTTCTTTCGTTTTCGTGATGCTCATCACTTGCTTCATTCCGGCGGCTATCACGATTGCGGCCTGCGCTACGCCTAATATACCGCCTTGTGCCAATGCCTTCGAAGCGCCTAAGTACGTGTTTATCGTGGCCTGTACTACTGCCGCGGCTTTACCCGCTGCGGATTCCTCGCCTAACAGCGTTGAGAGTTGCCCGGCTACATCGCCCGCCAGGGCTATTTTCGCGTTCGCTGCGGCCTTTTCCCGCTGTGCCTTGATTAGTTCGTAGCGCTCGTATATGCTGTCCGTCTCGGCTCCGATAGCTTCGGCGGCCGCTACCTCCATATCTCTCTGTGCGTCCAGGCGCGTTAACTCGGCGTCCAGGGAGTTGCCTAACTTGATATCCTCTAATTGTCTTTGGTTCTCGGCCTCCATTGCCCGGCGGTCCATTTCGGCCTGTGCGCGGGCGTCTGTTTCCGCCTTCACTGCCGCGGCGAACTCGAGTTGTAGCGCCTTGACGTTATTAAGATATTCTTGTTCTCCGATAAGGTTTTGTTCCCTCTTGTACTTCTCGGCCTCTATTTGCGCGTTGATAACCCGCTGTTGCTCCTCGAGTGTGGCGGCTCCGTTCTTCAATTCGTTCTCGGCAATTTGCAATTGCATCGCCTCGACTGCATCAGCGTATTGCTTTAGCACGGCTTGTTGCGCTTTCGTTCGCGCGTCCGCCGCTCTCCGCGCCGCTTCTACTTCCGCCTTTTCCGCATCTTCCGCCGCTTTCCGGCGCGCGTCCAGTGCTGCCTTTATATTGGCCTGCTTCGCGGCGGCGTCTGCCTTCTCATATCCGGTTAATTGCCCGTATATTTCTTTCTCCTGCGTGGCGTATTTGGCGCGGGCCTGCTCAAGTGCTACCAGGGCTTCCTGCTCCTTCCGTGCGTCCTCGTCTGATGTGTAACCGAGTTCGTTTTGCGCCTTTATCTGCTTGTATTTAGCGTCAAGTATCGATACTTCCATGTCCCTGATAGCGTGGAGTTTCTCGGTAGCCTGCTCTAACAGTTTCCGGCGTTCCTCCGCGGACTTGTTTTGGTCGGCCGCCAGGGTCTTTAATTCCTCCATTTCGCGCTTCATACGGGCCATTGGTACAAGCATATCGGTTTCCGCCTTGTAAATGCGCTGCATCTCCTTCTCCAGGGCGCCGGCAGATCTTGCCGCCTCTAACGTGGCATCCGATATAAGCCCTATCTTGTTGAGTAGCCAGGTTATTTTCTCGGCTAACCATTCAAAGGCCTTAGCAAGCGCCGTAAACATTTCCGTAATGTAGTCCAGCAACCGCCCTATAATCGTCTGGAAGGGCGCAAAAGCCGCCTTTAGGCTCGTTGCCAGCTCGCTATTCCTCTTTATCATTTTCTCGATAGCTCCGATAAGGGTTAACACGGCCGTTACGATAAAGAGTATAGGGTTCGCCTTCAACGCGGCGTTAAAAGCCTGCACGCCCGAAATACCGCTTTTCATCGCGCCGACAAGTGCGCCCGTTCCGCCGGATAGTCCTTGAGTCTGCATAATTCCGTCCTTGACGCTTTCCGCATAGTTACCCACGTTCCGGCGGTTATCGCCCACGGACTTCTCTAACTCCTTCAATTTGTCGGATAGGGCCTTAGTCTGCTCGGTGAGTTCTATGCCTTCCTTGCTGGTGGTGCGCTGCGCCTCGGACATCTTGTTAAGTTCCGTGGTATTCTGCGCCAACTGTGCACGGAGCGCGTTAACGCTCGTGGCCTCGCTGTCAAGCAAGGTTTTTGTGCTCTTAATCTCGACGTTATTCTCTTTCTGCGCGTTCGCATTGTCTAACAAGGCCTTTTTCGTCTCTATCATTTCCTTGTTAAGTTTCCGCACAGATGCCTCGTACTTGTCTTGTGATACAAGTCCGTCCGCGTAATTTTGGTTCAGCGTGTCAAGCGCTGATTTTTCCGTAGCATAAGCCGCCTGCAAATCCTTTTTCGTCTTTGCAAGCGCTATACTTTTCGATATCAGAGCGTCGAGACCCTTCTCAGCCTCGGACGTTCCGAAATTTAAGTCTAATAATGTTACTTGGTCCGCCATATAGTTAGCCCGTTAAATCCATTTTGTACAAAGATAGTTTGCAATCGCCCTTAGTTACGTCATATTCACCCAAAGATTTTAGGTAAAACCACCCGCCCAACTGCGAAAAGTAATATGCGCGGTCCAACTCGAGGTTAGTAACGTCGGTATAATCTAACCGGGCCTTGATTTTAACCTGCATTCTGGGCGCGAATAGTTTAAAGTGTCTCTTTATGTAAGAGCGGTAAACGTCTTCTAACGCGGTCACATACGTAGCGGTTCCCCCTGTCGTAAACTTAGACGTTAACGCCACCTTAGGGAACGCCATAAAATTATAAGCGAACGGAAGGCCGGACTTATACGCGTCCTTTACAGGCGTGAGCGTCCCGGGGCCTATCGAGTAGCTGTACTTAGCGTCCCCCACTTGTGTAACGAGTTGGTCCGCGAATTCGTCGGGCGTCTCGATAGTGTCCAGGCTTATAAACTTGCTGCTCCAGTCCTCTAGAAATTGGTGCCTGAACTGCGTCTTGTCCCGTATATTGATATTGACGATTGGTTCAATGCTCAATTTATTGTCGCGCCATTGTTTACGCCAATGGAACGCCGTACACAAGTCGTCAACCAATTTCCGGACGTCCGAGTAGGGGAAGCCGGTACCCGATGCTATCGACCAGGTTAAGGGCCTGTAACCACTTACCAATTCCCCCGCGCCGTCGCCCATATCAATGAGTTCTTCCGGCGCATATCCGTCAGGGAACTTGAAACACGATACCTTGCTGCCTCCGATAAGACCCTTCAATATCATATACTTGTCCTTTGTCGGTGTGACGAAAACCACGTCATTAAGTTTCGACCCGTACAGCCAAATACGGTCGGTCAATTTTGAGCGCGGGTACAATTTACCTTCGGTCAGGTTAGTACTTTCCGCCACAATATGCAGTTCCGGCAGCGGGTCGGGAAGCGTGGCGCCCGTGTACTCCACTATCATACGGATATCCCGCCCTTCACCGGAACGGATATTGAACCCGGGGTCCTTTCCGCCCGAGGCCTTGCCGAACAACGTAGCGTTAAGCGCTTTCATCGTGTCGGATATAACGACCTGCGCGATACTAGGGTAGATATATCCCCCTCGGCCCTTTGTGTATTCTTTGGGAACTAGTGTCATGTTGCCGGACGCTATATCATTATCCCACACGATAGGCGAACGGGGAAGCATAATGGTAGGCTTTAACAGAGCCGCTTCTATTGGTTCGGGAATAGCGGAACCCTCATTGTGTTTCGGTGTCAATTTCGGGAACGTGCCTTCCTTCCATGTTATATGGTCGTTAATAACCTTTTCCAGGTCGACAACCCATGTATCGCCCTGCCACCCCGCGAGCGACTGTTTCACCTGTACAAGCGGGTGTTGCAGTCTTATCCTCTCGTCGCTCCACTTCTTTGTATTCTCGACTAGTGATATATTGTAATTTCCGCCGTTGTACGCTACTTTGGCATAGAACTCCACGTCAAGCCCCTTGTATTGAAACGGGTGACTGTGAACGAGTAACTTGCAGTCGTAGAATACACACTCGTGGAACCCCTGTTGTAAGTTCTTGAATATGCGGTCATTGTTGGCGCTTCTCGGCACCTTGATAGTAGCCGAGAATGCCACACTGTCGCCTGTCATTGTGACGGGTGATATATTGTTCACTGTGAGTTTTACGGAGGACCCCGAAAGGCCCTCAACGTAATTTCCATTAATCCTTAATTGTACTATATCCATATTAACCTGCTTGTTCGATTCTTATAATTATATCCGTTAGTCCCGGTCTTTGGAACCTAATTTCCGCACCCCGTGCCGCTACGAAATAGCCGCGGGTGAGTCTGGCAGTACGGGCGAAATGTAGTTATCTTGCAACTCCATTGTGCGGAATCTCACCTGCTGCCTGTATGTGCGCGTGCTGCCGGACCACCGTGCGCCGGAATCGCTGACCACTTCCGCACGGAATACTTTGTTCTGATGTTGGCTTATTCCCGGTATATTCAGTTCCATAAGAATCTGCGATGATATCATCAACTGTTGGTATACCGCGTACTTGTCCGGGCCATACTCCATGTTAACCGTAACATCTGCCTGCTCCGTGGCGCCGCCCAGGCCGCGTAGATACGTGAATTTGTTCGACCAGAAGAAGTTTTTGAACGCGTCCCAAAACCATTCTCCGTTCTGCATGTTCCACCGGACACGGAGCGCACATAATAACGCGTCGTCCTCGTTGGCGCGGTTCCAATTGCGGTTTTCATACTCTATAACGTGGTCCAGGCCTTTGCCCCATACATCCTTTATGGTCAATTTCTTTAGGTACCGCACGTCAATTGTCTTTCCTAGTTCGTACACTGTCGGCATAATAGCCGCCGTGGGCGCGTCATCGGTGGGTTCGGCCACTACGGGAAACGTTACGCCCGATGCCGTCGCAAACGGGTAATATATGTCTACGGCTTGTCCGGGCATTTTGATTTTAGGCGGCTCGGGTAATGATGCCTGGTTGCCCGGTATCGTGTGCCAATAGGTCAGGTCGCAATGGAATACGCCCAACTCAATAAGTTGCAGGCCCCCACTCGTACGGCCATAGAACGCTATACTTGACGTCGCAAATATATCGGTGGACTTTTGGCGGTCCGCACGCGTCATTATGGAGCAGGCAAAAGACATATCAAAGTCTATCACGTCCTTGTATGGCAGTTGGAACGTATGTACCACGGTGCCCTGGCGGTTCACTGCGACGGTTATGTCTTGCCCTACGCCGGAAATCTTGTCCGGGTATATCTTAATCATCAGGGGGCGGGTAGGCCATATGGGTAACTGCTTAGTGTAAGATACATTCTGATTTACTATGCCCTGCAATTCCACGCCCGCAACGGGTATTTCTATTCTCATAATTACTTGATGTTTAATGTGTCAATAATCGCATATCGTATTATAGTGATGATATTTTTTTGGAGCGCCAGCACCCTTGCAGGGTTAAGTACATCCGACACCACGCCGCCGGGGTTGTGGTCGTTGGGGACCTTTATGCCCTCTTCGCCTATCATCTTGGCGATAGGATAAGCCGCTTCAATCGGTATGTTAGCCCCTTGGCGGTTCTTGTCCTCAATCCACCGTTTGATAACGGATAACGGCGGCCGCCTTCCGGGCACCCGTCCGCCTTCCATTGCACCGACATAGCGCGGTGCGGTTATCTTCGCGTTGTTGCCTCTTACGGTAAGTTTCAGTTCGCGGCCGAAATTACCGGAAGCAACCAGGCCCTTCTGTATGTACGACTGCTCGATATCATCCCTTAACTTGGTTAACAGGACTTCTATCTGTGTTATCGGATTCGCTGCCATTACTCGGATATATTAAGAGTTATTTCCCACCCCGATTTGGGACTATCATATATATTTTGTCTCTTGACCACATTTGCGGCCCCGCTAACGTATTTACAGCCTGCCTGCCTGGCAATGTCTGTAATAGCGGTGAAAGTCCTGTCAAGGACCTCTATTTCATCCGCATCGCTACGTAGGTAGTGGGACGTCCCCAGCACCTGGATAAGTACGTTAATTCCGAATGGCTCGGGTGCCAGGTCGGAATAGGTCTGCACGCCCCCGGGCATATCGACAAAGACGAAATCGCCCGTTATCGTATTGGCCAGTACGTTGCGCGTGTACTCATCGCCGAAAAACACGGGTAGGCCGTGTCGGCCCGCCCATGTTGCTACATTGTCTAATATTCCTTTAAAGGTCATATTCTGTCTTTACATTATCGTCATACCTGGGCGCGTTTACGTCCGTAATGATGCGTTTACCCGTCCAGGTCTTTACTACGTCACCCTTGTAATTACCGGATAGTGTAATAGCCCCGTTAACGGTTGTGTCCGCCTCGATGCTGGCATTTTCCTCCATAATAAGCATACCGGCCCCCGATATTTTACCGAGGATTTCCGCGTTATCACGCAAATCTATTTCGGTTGTAGAGTTTGTTTTGGTCCCTGAAAAAACCGAATTGCCACTCATCTTGATTACATTCACGGTTGCCCTTGATGCTGCCAGAAATCTCGCGTTTCCTTCCAGGCGTATCCAACTATCGGATTTATTTTCCTCCGCTACGGGGGCAAATACCGCGTTATCCTTGATGTACATGCACCCCTGTACGTTAGCATTCACCGTCACGGAATTACCGCCGAAATAGCCCGAACCTGTTACGCTGGCATCCACCAATGTAGCGTTATCCTCTACGCGGATATTGCCTTTCATGTTAACCGCTGTGGTACCTGTGTTCAAAATCTTACAGCCGTTGTACACCGTTATGGTCGTATCGCCCAGCTCGTCGGGCGTAATCGCTGTATAATCGGTCTTACTGAAAACGATGAACGCATACGCGAACCTTGCATATGCCGCGAAATCAGTATCCGCCGTTGCATAGCCGGTAGCGCCCTCGATAACATTATGTTCATTCACGACCACGATGTTCGCCTTTATTCCCGCGGGCATGTTCTTTACTGAAATACCCTTCCCGGAATTGATACGGTATCTTATTGGCGTAACTACGCTGGTATCAGAGGACGCAACTCCTGTAACTGTTTCTCCAACGACTACGGTGTTCAGCGTACCCTGCACTACTCTAGGCTTCGCCTTTAGTTCCACCTCTCTAGGGTGCCCCGGCACCTTGTTACCGAATACGTTAGTTCCGGCGAAATCGAATTTACCGTTAAAATACGCGTCCTTGTAGATTGTTGTATTGTAGGAATCAGCTCCCACAGAAGTAAGTCCCGCTACACTATCGTAGGCCTCAACCAGGCACCCGTATGCATTGTCTGCCGTGTCGTATATCCGGTACATACCCTCAACCTCGGAGCTAATTAACTTGAAAGTCGTTCCGGATATGATTTTCCCCAGGTCTACGCCAGCCTTTGCAAAGTCGATATCCGTATAGATGTTCTTCACTTTGGCATTGTGGTAGAATATCCCGTTCGGTACATTGCACCGGGTAAAGATGAACGGCATGTTAGCATCATTTGCGGCGCCTACGCCCCCCGCGGCAATTGTAGCAGTAGATAACGCAAAATTATCGCACCCGCTAACGAATAGGTTTTTTCGAAGCGGCAAACTGTATTCCGCCAAAAATGAACCGTTATATGTAAGGTTCTTGACGTTCTCAAAGGTTCCCGCTAATGTACTCCCGGCGTTAATGGTCGTAAATGCCACGTTACACTGTGCGATGTCCGCAAATATGTTAGCCACGAATTCGCCGTTGCCCGTCTTACTGATAACAACGTTACTTGTGTCAATGACAGATTTTATCACGCCGGAAGTTGCGTTCCCCGGATTAACCTTAGTAGCAACCGTCATTGCGCTGGTGTACTGAAATTCCATGCGGCTGTCGTTGATGTCTACGTAGGCCTCAATAGGTTTACCGTCGGCCGTAGAGCCCGTCACAAAGTCATGCGCCCCGATAAGTGCGGAAGCCCCTGTAATGTTAACGGTTGGTCTCGGGTCGGTTACATCGGCCTCGTATCCGTTCGTGTCTACAATGCTATCGCCCGATACACGGATAGACGGATAGTTCAGATTACCGCTGAATATCCAGCCGTTACCCTCCTGTGACAGCGTGTTCTCGTCATACACAATGCCGCCAACGTCCCCTATATTGACGTAGCGCCCTTGCACGTGAAAGGAGCGTAAAGCCTTGATACGCTTTTTGCTCCCGTCCATAATTATCTCATACTTTTTAATCATAAATCATTTGTTAAAATGTTTCTTTATCTCCGCCTTTTCCTTTTCAATATCCTCGTGCCTTTTCGCCAATGCTAAAATAGCGTCCAGGTAATTAACTCTTTTGGCTTCTGCGAACGAGCAGTTGAACGCCTCGGCCGTAGCCTGTACCAAAGTCAATATGTTTTTCGCCTCCTTCAGTTCGTCCGTCTCTGTGTCCGGACCTCCTGCGCCCTGTGGGAACAACCGTTTTTCAAGCGCGTCCGCCGCTTCTATCTGCTCCTTGATGTACTTCATTGTAGCTAACAGGTGGTAGATGTTATCCGGCGAATACTCGGCGGGCCGGTCCTCTACGGGCGTGCACCACTTCGTAACCTTCTCCGTTGCTGTCTCGGCCCTGCGCGTCTCTATCAATTGCCATAGCGTTACCTGCTCAATGCTCGGCAGCGCGTACATCACGCGGCGGTTTTTGGTTACGAACCGGTCGGCCTGAACGTACTCCGAGACCTTCTCCAATAACTTACTTTGTTCGGAAGTCAGCCGACCTTCGTAACACGGGTGCAAGTTACAAATAAATTCCAATTGTCTGGCATTATTATACCGACAAAGTGCATAGTAGACGCGCATTAGCGCGCGTTTCATACGGCCCTTCACAGTATTCGGGCACGACATCAATACGATATCCTCAAGCCCTTTAAATCTAATCTTATTCATATTCATCGAATTCTAATTGTTCCACTTGTTCGTAATATAACCATTCTTGTTCATCGGTCCCGTCGTACTGTACCACGACACCCAATACATCGGACCCCAATACCGTTCCGGTCCTTCCGTCCTCGGTAACCTGCACACGCTCGTATATCCGTATCATTGTGCGGCGGCTTTAGGTCTGTATTTCCGTATCAAGAAGTCAACGCCGTAACGGATAGCGTCCCATGCATGGTTAAAGTTATCTATCGGCTCGTTCGTAAAGGTGTCCGTCATTTCGTCCTTGACGTAGGAATAGTTATCCGCCTCATCCAGGATATCCGCGCTACGTTTCGTCACGTGCAACTTGAACTGCCGCACCTGCTGAACGCCCGCCTTGACAGAACCTTTGCCCTTGACACATGGAATTGTCTTGCAGCCGTGCTGCCGTATCTCCACGATACTCTTCTGCTCGGCGCTGTCGCACACGGTATAGACGTTTTGCAGCCCGTAGTCCTTCAGCGTGTCCGCTATCGTGCGGTTAAGCATTTTGGTCCGGTAGCACACTTCGTCTATGTACAGGTCCCAACCACGCATGTAGATATCGACAATTGCGGTAGGGTCGTTCTGGAAGCCAAAATCAAGCCCGACACAGCGTTTTGTATCCTCGCCCGTTAAGAAGTCCGGCAACGCCTCGATAACCTCAATTTCGGGATATACAAGGCCTTCAAGCCCGCCCGTTTGCCCTTCTCCGTATACGCGCCACCAATTCGGGTCCTTGGCGTTCCGTTCAATGGCTTCTATCTGCTGCTCGGTCAAGAACGGGTTGTCCTTGTAAGTCGAGTGGATAGTAACGTACTTGTCCCCTGTGAAATCCGTCTCGCCCCAAAAGCGGCGGACCGGGTTAAAGTCGATAATCACCTTCAGGCGGGTACGTACATCCAATTGGCGGAATATCTCCCTGGGTATCCTTTGCGCCTCGTTGATGAACAATATATCGCGCGCCGGGCCGTGCACCTTGGCCGCACTGTCGCACCCGAAAAACTCGATATAAACGCCTTCCTTAACGGTGTATATCATATCGGACTTGTTGAACGCGCTGTCCTCCCAGACCCCCTCGTCTATCAGCATATTAGTGAAGTCGCGGAGCATGCCGCGCTTGACGGCGGGCAACGTGTCCGTAACGCAACTGATCATTAAGGGCTCGGGACTTTCCCGCGCTATCAGGTAAAGCAGTTGTAAGGTGCTCCACGTCTTAGAGGAACGCGTACCGCCCTTACTTGCTATTCCGCGAATGCCCGGATCCATTAGCGGCTCTATCATTTTATCGAATACATATGTACACTTCATTTAACCTCCTTTTCCTTCCTTTTCCGAGCCTTTGTGCTCCTTCTTGAACTCCTTTAGCTTTTGCACCCTTGAGACCGTCCTGGGGTCTGAAACCTGTATTGTGAGGCCTCCCTTAATCTCCTTGCCTCCTGTGGTGTAATCGAGTGCGGTTTTGTGCCCTCTCAATGCGCGAATGTAATTCGGGTCGAATACCTGCGCAGCCGCACCGGCGTCCATATCCTGGAATATCATTTGCCGGATATTGTCAATTGCCTCAGCGAACGCCCTCGACGCCTCTATACCGAACTCCTTATAGTTGTCTTCATATATCCGGCGACGGTCCGCCAAATAGTTAGGTGCCGCACCAAGGAACGCGCAAAAGTCCGTCTCGGTCATAAGGCGCTTCCGGGGAATATTCAGGAGCGTGCCTGCCATGTTACCGGACTTAACGACGTCAACCGCTATAATAGGGTGTCTGTCTATCCAATCCTGGTACATGTTAAACGCGGCAAGGAGATCCTCCGGCTCCTGCCATATAGGAACCTTGCCCCACCGTCGGCGGCATATCTGAAATACGCTGTTACAGCCGTTTTCTTCTGCCGGGTCCAGGCGTGTGCGGGATTTATCGAGGCGCGCCTGCGAGACCACGTTTATTGCCACACCGTCCGGCCCGCGTTCCACTAATGGAGCGGTCGCCTTCCCGTTCTTATCTTCTTTTGGATTTTTCATACACTGTTATTGCTTCTCATTTATTGACAACAAATATACGGCTTTCCCGTCTCAAAATAGGGCTAAATGCCTATAATTACCGTCATAGACACTTAACTATCTGATTATCAGGCTACAAAGTTTTTGCGTCATTTATAAAAATTCGATTAATGCCGTCTAACCCATTATGACACAGCGAATTAAGCCAAAACGTCACAAATGCACAGATGTTTCTCTATTAGTATATATAACGTATTTACATTATATACTAATATATACTAATTCACGTATTAATAATAATAATATCTATTTCTATTTTTATCTCTATATAATATATCTATGACATCTATGACATTAGTACTAACTATAAGTAAATCAGTGAATTAGGTGTCACAGTAAAAAATCTTTAATTAATGCCGCAAAAAGTTTGTAGTCTGGTTATCAATGACTTAGGTTGCATAGATGAGTGTCACTGATGTTTTTTATTGTAAGGTTAATTAGTAGAACTTTTGTTCAAAACGTTAGTAAAGCGGCCCTTTTCGAGATTTCTCCCAAAAAACTTTTCTCCGGGACGCCGCTTTATACATTTTCTCCCAAAAAACTTTTCCCTCAAAATTCTATCCTCTCAAAAAACTTTTCTCTCAAAAATCTGTGCTTACTAATGTATTGACAAAAAACTTTTCTCTCAAAATCTTTGCTCCGTGATAAAATCACACTTGCAAAGTTTTTTGAGAGAAAAGTTTTCTAAATCATTCCACTATTTTTCCATTAATATCTCGCGGAATGAACCCGTGTTTACCCGCCCATTCGCGTAAAATTCCGTTACGATATCCTGACATCCGGCACGGTTCCCGTTTTTCCCATTTACGAAGCTGCCACACCCATTCATCCAGGGATACCGCCCCGTCTTTATAATAGTTAAGGCGGTAAATCCGGTTTGACTCTACCCGCATTCTATACTTTATCTTCCCGGTTCCCGGGCACCACATCCGCGGGATGTCCACCGTATTGAACTTATCCATGCGATCCCGTTCCGGATTCTTCAGCAGCATTGTCTCAATGGTCGGTATCCGGTTCGGCTCGGTACGTGTGTTACGGTCATCACGGACTGTCGCGATCTCGTGTATGATTTGCGGCAGCGCCTCGCATACGGCCATTGCTTTAACCAGGTAGTGGGGGAAACCTTTCGCTTTCCGATAGTAAATATCATTTGCCTTGAAGAACTTGAATAAGAAGAACTCGTTTACAT